CTGGTGTGTTGGGATCATCCTTAACGTAGTGACCTTTAGCTGTACGTGCACGTTTTTTACCTTCAGGTGCTTTAGCTTTTTTCTTAGCCTTAGGTTTAGACACCTCAGCGGCTCTACAAATATCTGTTACATTTGGATCATTACAAAAAGCATTACCAAATCTATCTTCTATAGCCGCTTGATTACCACGCTCATCCCAAACACAACCATCTACATCTACTGTGTAGCCGTGCTTCTCTAGAGCATCTTTATATTTTTCATAAACCTTCATCTACTTACTCTTCATAGGTTTGGACGCTGGGTTAGATGCACCACAGTAACCGCCTCTATTCATCTTCATAGGTTTCTTAGCCATACCACCATACGACATTTTAGTCTTACCTTTTTGACAACCCTGTTTAGCACACTTAGCTGGGCTAGGGCAATCTGGACACGCTTCAAATTTCATGTTCTTTTCTTTCCTGATGCTGTTGTAGACCAAGCTACACGTCCTGGTCCTGTTTTCTTAGCTGCTTCTTTTTTACTTATTTTACTCGCCACTTTTTTGGGACGACACGCAGGATAAGGTCTACCACTTTCCGATACACCCGACCTACCACATTTTTTACCTGTTTTAACATCTGTCCATTCCTCTCCGAACCATTTACCTAAACCACCTTTAGAAAAACCTCTACGCCCTACAAGAACGTGCTGACTACGTGACCTTGTTTTTCGTTGTGCCACTATACTTACCCCCAGCTTTTTTGTATTCCTTTACTAACCAAGCAGACGCATATGCGCTGGGCCATCTCTTAAACTTCTTTCTAGCCAGAGCTTTCTTCTGGTTATACAATTTCATATTTGTAGGTTTGGGCGCTGCCATTACCACTTCACCTTATCAGCCCAGTAAGCCGCTGATAGCTTACCCTTCTTAATATTCTTAGCGTGTCTAGCCTTAAAGCTTGCACGTTTCTTTTTCATCCTATCAGATTCACCAGCCTTAGGTTTACCTGCTGTGGATGCACCCTGCTCACCAAAGCGAATCATCTTAATAATATCACCTACTTTAGCTAATACTACGTGGGATTTAGTAGGGTGTTTAGGTGTGCGCTTGGGTTTGTTATAACCTTCAAACTTCTCGCCTCTATATTCAATAGCCATTATAAAGGGTTATCCGCTAATTCGTCATAGGCTTTCCAGATATCATCTACTTCAGTCTGTAGTGTATCTAGGGTATCACCTAATCCATCTGTAATAGTTGTAGCTTTATCTACTTGACTACGTAAGTCTAGCAGTAGCTTCTGCTGTTCTAGTATCTGTTGCATATTAGTTGTTAACTGTGCAAGCTTCTGGTTTAGACCTCTCACATCATTATCAGCTATGGCTTGCTCCAGTGTCTGTATACGAACTATGAGTTTACCTTCTAGTTCCTGTACATTAGTCAGGATTAAAGAGTCTAACGTTATAATCTCACTGCTTAACTCATTATCTACTTCAGTAAGGTTGCGCTGGGCTACAGTCTCTACAGATGTTATGCGTTTATCCATAGCACCTGTCTTACCATCTAGTGTATCTATACGGTCTAATGATTCTCCTACACCAGCTTCTACGCCATAGAAACGGTTAAGGGTATCATAACCAAAGTATATACCACCTGATATAGTTGAAAGGACAGGGACAGCTACTGCCATCATCCATCCTTTAATATTGTAACCGCCTATACTAAAACTCATTGTGTCGGCATCGCTCCATATTCATTTATGTATTCACCTGCAGCATATATCTCAGAAGCACTCTTCATATCTGGTGTTAGATATCCTTGGAAACCTGTACCAAAACTAGAGTCACCCCAAGTTATTACAAACTCATCTATATTCTGAGTATATGTAATAGCTGTATAGCTACCTACCATAAAGTTGTTAGCCGAAGCATAACTGTCTACAGTAGCTGTTAAGTCATCGTTGTTAGCAGCTGCCATGTAAGCACCAGCCTGTTGAGCAAAGTTTTCTACAGCCGCTACAGCTTCATTATACTCGTTAACTTCTGCTGTGTCAAGGCTATACGCATCTGTCTCTAACATACCCTGTAATTCAACTTGCTCAGGCTTAGTGTCAGCCTCAGCCGCCACACTGGTTACTTCAACTGCTGTCATAACTATAGCTGTTGCCGCCGCTAAGTTGTCTACCGCAGTATCTAAGCTATTCATGTTAGCCGCATGTTCCTGCATAAACATCTGCTCAGCTGTTTCAGCTATAGCGTAGTCATGGTTCAGTACAAGCTCTTTAGCATCTAAGTATGCATTCAACTCAGATGAAGTAATAAGCCCATCGTCAAACGTATCATCATTGATAACACCACCAATAGCGGCATAACCTACAGCACCTACAGTCATAACAGCGGATTCAGTTATACGATCTTGTATATCACTGATCGAAGCTATGAGTGCATCAATCTTTTCCTGCCCCGTCATTGAGTATTCTGGGGGTGTTGGTGACTCTGCGTTTGCTAGTGCGGAAACGCTCACTAAGGCTGAGCTTAGGAGCATCATCTTCAACTGTTTCTTCATCTTTATCTTCCTCTCCTACCCTCAACAGGGTGTTCCAAAATTCCTGGTCTGTCTCATACCCAACAATATATAATGTCGGACTCTCTCTGTATTTCTTAATAGCCGCTTTTCCCATGAGCAGCTTCCCTGTCTTACTATCGTTTATAGGGCATGGCGTATTCGCTAACATCATACTTCTAAACACTACAGCGTCTTGGCACAGAATAGATATAGCTGATACCTGTAACCCTAATCCACCTACTTGTTGTGGTGCTCCTAAGAGCCTAGCATTCTTTCTACGGTTACAAGCCTTATCCTGTGTCATAGTACCTGAGGATAAACCTAGTATGCTTACCTGTATCCCTGTAGAACTGGGTAGTAAGCAACTGTCGTTACCACCGCCACCCATTACTGTAGGAGCTATCGCTGACATTACAGGTGCAGCTGAACCAGCGCCCGTAGCATTATAATTATTCGTTACAGTCTCATCAGTGTTGTTACTGTCTACTGTTGAATCCTGATAGTTATTACTGAAGTCACCAGTAATATCATTCGCTCCTACACTCGTCCCTAAAGCTGTTACGAATACTACTATCTTCACATAGTAGCTGTAGAGCCGCGTCTTCCTGTCCGATAATAGCAAGTGTCTGAGCATTTTGGTTTCTCTGGCATACGTCATCATCGACACGACAGGATGCTGTATAGGTTATAGTGGTACATCCTAGTAGTAGCACAAGGGGTAATAGCTTAACCCACATTGTCACGTTTTCTATTAGGGTCTAATACTTCGTATTTAGTGAGGTAACCCTCAAGGTACATAGCTCTCTCTACGTGATCTAGAGTG